AGGTTATAAATGGAATTTCAACCCATTGCTTTGGCATTACCCAAGGAACATCCCCTGCTACAGACCTCTCATCCTTGGGCATATCTTTTATTTGTTTTTTTAAATCTTTTATATCTTGATCAAGTGCAGTTTTTTCTTCATCAGTGGTTGCATTATCTCTGTCAACCATCTTCTGGTTAAGGTTCTCTTTAAGTTTTTTCAGGGCCTCAGACTCTTCAATAGCAGATCGAACTGATAACTGCTTAAGATAATCTATAACTACAATGTCATGTTGAGACATTGTGAGTGCATTGTAGAGTAGATACTTAACATCTTTAATCTCTCCCATCATTTCCCTTACAGACTCATCAAACTCTTTTCTTGGCATAGTCCAAAGTTTTCCAGTAGTTCTAAACTTACCTCCTATGTCAGTGGAATGGGATAGAATGTTTGTGAGATAAACCCTTGGCAGATATGCTCCCCTAAGTTCTGCAAGTTGCTCCTTGCTTGCCTCTGGAAACATCTCTCGTAACTCTGCTTCAGTAGCGATTTCTTCTATCTTGTTTTTTAATCCAATGGAAGCCTGTTGTAGTTGTTTGTCCACCGTAGAGTTTTCTGCAAAGGTAGCACCTTTAGTTGTAAAAAACTCAAACAGTTCTTGGTTCTGTTCTTCTGTCAGGTTATCGTATGCCTTGAGTATGTCCCTGCCCAATAACTCAATCTCACCCATCTTACCTGCTAGTAGTGATCTTAGTTTTCTTAAGTCTCTAGCAAATGGTAGATTGGCAAACGGATCAAAGAACTTCTTTGTTGCTCTCCATGCAGAGCCTGCCTTCTCAGTGTAGCCTGCTCTCTCTGCGGCATCATGCAGTTTCCTTCCGCCTTCTGTTTCAAGGATGCGATCAGCCGCGCCCTGCACCAAGGAGTAGTACTGCTCATCGTCAGAGTCAATGGTTGTTTGGTTGTTTCTTTGTGCCATACCACGTGCCGCACCTCTTGCAAATGCAATCAGTTGTCCGTCAGACACTGGCCTTCCAATGTACATCTGGAATCTTGCGGCTACTCTCTTCAGAGTATCGAATATCATTTGCCAGAAAGAATTCTTGTAGTCAGCATTGGACTCAACAAAGTAGGCAAAGGCTTCTTCTGAAATGTAGTTTTCCCTTGCAACATCATCAGCAAATGTTTTCTGGTCTGCTGACATGGTAGCGGCATCAAATGCGTCAGCCCATTCTGGATTGTTTCGTCTGCTCTTTACTTCGTTGAGGATAGAGTTGAAGTCATCTCCGTATACCTGCTTCATGCCAAGATGCACACCAATCTCATGTAGGTACAGCCCAGTGATCTCGCTTTCCTTGATGTTGTTGGTTATGAACCAAGTCTTTCCGTTGCGAGTAACAGCATGAACACCCATGTTAATCAAGTTAAAGGGAACATCCTGTTGGTTCTGTACTATGATTACCTCGCCACTCTTGATAAGCCTTTCCAAGTTTAGCCTGCCAACAGTACTGCCAAGCACCTCTTTAAATCTCTTAGGTGTTAGTCCAGTGTTGTACTTGAAGGAGCCTTGCCCATCTGCGGGAATGGGGCGTACTATTGAGTAGTTCTCAAATGCAGTATCAAAGTTACCATAATTTATGCGTACGCTCATGTTGTTAGGAGTAGACATTTGACCAACCTCAATTGTCATACCCTTAGAGAATTTGGTTACGTCCTTCTTGCCGTGTACAACTACTTGAAACTTTAAGTCTGGCGCTTTTCCTCCAGTAAACTGCACGTAAACATAGTCACTTACCTTCTGTGTTACTTTCCACTTGCCTCCATGCTTGTCCTCAAAACTTTGTCCTACATCCATTCTAACAAAAGGAGTATCACCTGTTATAGGTTTAGAAACTACCTGTTCAGGGTCTGTAGGAGCATCATCTGTAGTTTGTCTTACTTCTTCAATAAATGATTCTTCAATGTCTGTAGTAGTTACAGGTTTTGGCTTGCCTTTCTTCTTTTTAGTGTCTGTAGTAGTTACAGGTTTAGTGTTTGTCTTATCTGTCTCTGCGGCTTGATCTTCTCGTTTCTTCCTGTCTGCTTCTGCCTTTTTTATTACTGCTTTTGCAAATTTGTCAGCGTCCTTTTGTGTTTCAGAATCATCAGCCAGTTTCTTTGCGGCATCTGGATCAGACATAGCCGCAACCAAATCGTCCCTGCTTACTACATTTCCTCCAATTTCGTACTCAGCCTTTTTCCCAAAGCCTTTTCTTTTTAACACATTAGTTGCAACAGGATCAGCAACAGGCATCACAGTTGTGTCTAACTCAGCCTCCTCTTTTCCGGGGCTGTACGTATACCTAACCTCAGTGGGAACTCCTTCACCCGAAACTCTAAGCGCCTTCTCCTCTCTCTTTAATCCTTCGGGAAGTTTGTATACATTAAGTTGACCTGCTGTTCTTTCTTCTATGTCATTAAGATAGTCAGTCGCTTCTTTAGCGGTGACATTCTCAAGGTCTTTTACCCCATCAACAGAAACGGTGTAATTTTTCTTTAACCTTGAGTAGTAGACTCGTACAATAGTAGGCTCGTCTGATGCAGTCTTTGCATACACTCTTTCAGGAAGTTGTTTTTCTTTTACATCCCCATACTCTGGAGTGTAGACAACCATGCTATCTGGAGGCCCAATGTCATCAATAGGAGCGCCCTCTCCTACGTCTACAATTTTCTTTGGTTTTACTATCTGAACTCTTTGATAGTTAAGTAGATCAATATAAATAATGTTAGAGTACGTTCCTTCAACAACTTTACCTACAGCAGGATCAGGCTTTGCCTTATCTTTAGGCATTTGTATAGATACACTTGTTCCTGCGTCTACAGAGGAGATAGTCCCTGATATGAGGGAGCCATCGTACATCTCAAACATTGCTTTATTGCCTATGTTTTCAGATAAAGATTCTGATCTTGCTTTCTGCAAACGTTCCCTGTCTGTACCAAACATTCCATAACGATGTGCAGTCTCGCCAAACACAGCGTCTACAAATTCATTGTACTTCGGTATGTCTACCTGTCCATCAGACATGTTGTAAGAAGCAACTAGCCTAGAGCCTCTCTCTGGCCCTGCTTCTACCAAGGCCTCATAACTTGCCATAGCACCAATAAGTTCAGGCACAACTTCTGTTTGCGTAGCCTCTAGCACAGAGTCAGCACTAATGGTAATCATGTTACTGCCGTCCGAGATATTAACAAAGCCCTTTCTATTAGAATGGCTTACCACAAATGGAAACTTAGCATCTTTTATAGGCTTAAACGCTTCTGGCACACGAACAGTTAATCGTCTTTTTTGTTTCAGTAAGTTAGCAAGGTTGGCCTTTCTAATCTTATTTACCCTATACAAAACATTAGGCTTAACAACAACAGTAACCCTGCCTCCACGTAGTGACTGGGCTAGATCAGTAGTAAGAAACTTTTCATTCTTTGTTGTGTCTACAACACGCTTAACTTTCCTAACTTTTCCTGCTGTTTCCGTAGCCCTTGGCATCAGAGCATCTCTAAGGGCTTCTACTTTTGCCTCATGCTCCTGCTTGTCGGTAAAGGTAATGTACACTTCGACATCAGAAATAGGAGACAACATTGCAGGATCGAACTCTACGTCCTCATCCTTCTTTCTTTTTACTACAGTCACCCCAGTCCTTCTGTCAACAAATACTTTGTCAACTGTCTCTGGATTAGGTATCGTGTCTGGAATTGCAACCTCAATAAACTCATTCTGTCTTAGTTGCTTGGTGGTTGCTCGTTGCTCTACTCCAATAATATCAGTCTTAAGAACCAACTGTCCTGCTACTTTAAGGTAGGCATTACTGAGATCACCCTTGGCAGTGTTCCATTGAGGCACTGTGCCGATGTCTTCCCAAGGATAGAAGACACCAGACTCCAATCCCTTTTCTTTTGCTACTGATTCACGAACCTTTACTCTGGTTGTTTCAGGTGTTGGTCTTTCGCCAATATCTGGGTCTATAGTTTCTAGGTCTACGTAGTCCCTCTCTGTTTCAGGACGCTTCTTAGTAACCTTACCTTTAGTCCTTTGCTTTAGTTTTCTTGTTATTAATGCTTGCGCTTGGCCTACCTTTCTATTGAAATCTGCCTCAGATGTTAAAAATACTTCCCTTATTTCTTTGTCACTTACTCCTCGAATATCTAATATCCAATCTTCAATGGCTTCCATGTCATACTTTACAAGCATAGAAAGATTTTCAGCAGGCTTGGGATAGGCTACCTGTATTTTTGATTCCCTCTTTGCAAACTTCTTATACTTCTTGTCTACCGCTTCTATTGCAGGTCTAGTAACTTGCGCCCTAGCAAGAGCATCTGCAACTTCATTCCTGAAGTCCTCGTCAGTTTCAAGCCTTGAGTAAAAAGCGGTGACGTTTTCAGCCTTTGCTTTTATTTCTCCCGCTTCTGTGAACTCTTGCAACTCAGCCCTGTCTTCGTCAGTCATCAGGTCTTCTTCAAGAGAAACATCTATTTGAGATACTGGTTCTGCAAAAAAGTCAGACTCTAGCCTAGCGCCTTTTAGTCTTGTTACTAGCCTAACGTTTTCTTCTGTAGGAGGGATTGTTGCCGTTCCTTCCTCATTCGTGGAAAGATTCCTTAGTTTGTAAGTAACAGATATCGGAGAATCTACAGTGAACTGTTTTCCTTTTAATCGCTTTGGTACTTTAGGAATTGGATTTTCCAGTAGTAAATATATGGTATCGTCTGGGTAGTACCACTTACCAGTCTCTGGATTTCTTTGGTAGAACCTTACCTTGTCTCTCTTTCCTACTTCAAGAAGGCCCTTCTCTGACATAACCTGTTCAAGGCTAATTCCTTCTATTTCTTTTTGTTCCTGCTCTCTCTGTCTTGCTGTAGTGACATCAATGGGATCACTGGAGTACTCTATCTGTAGTCTTTCAAGACCTTTGGCCCCAGAATCACGGTCTATTACATTGCCTGTTTCTTTGTCTGTAACTTCCCAGAAAGATGCTTTGAGTCCATCCTCTTTCTTTAGGATGTGCTTATCTGTTTCGTATATGTTAGTAAAATCGTAAGTGCCTTTGATTTTATTTTTAAATACTCTTTCGCCTGCTTCTGTAACAGTGTCTGTCTTTCCTGTAATTTCCCAACCAAGGCTAGTTGCTTTAGTTTTCTTTGCTTGAACTGACTCATCAGTAATTTCAGCAGGAAACCCTACCTTTCTTTGCCGCTTTTCTCTTGCTACTATGCCAGTGGGTTCTTTCTTTTTGGGAACAGCAGGGGCAGGCAACAGTTTAGGATCGTAAGTAAGTCTTGGCGTTTCATCTACTAACTGTTTTCTAACAAGTTGCCTACGCTCTCCTTCTTGCCTAAAATCTTCTACTGCTTGATATCCCGGCTGTACCTGCGGAGGTCTTCCAAGCCTAGACAACGTATCCAGTTCTGGAATAGACACGCTATCTCTGTTTAATATTGCGGCAATGTTACCCGCTTTATTTTTAGCAATGGCTTTCTTTAATGTCTTTTCTTGCCTGTCTTTATTCTGAATATCAAATAGAATACTTTCTACTTGAGGAGCAACTAATCCAGATTTGCGAATTGCAAATTCAATAGGACTCAGTTCTTGATTCTTTGAAATTTTTCTTGCTATCTGATAAATACGTTGAGGAACAATCTGCCCTGTATTTACAAAATTCATGTACTCTGCTTGAGAAATTTCATCTTCAAAAATACTTGCCGCCGCTTCAGGTTGTGGCAACCTTAAATCTAAATCGCCTAGATACGATCCTATTCTTTCTTCTGCAACTCTTGCGCTGTTAAACTCCCCAAGTAATCCCTGTGCAGTGCCTGCAATAGGAACAGGTAAATTCCTACTGTTAAAATCAACCTGATCTTGGGCGTTTAGCGCCTCGTTAGATTCGACAATACCCTGTTGAGTTTTATCAATTATGTTTTGTGTGTAGTCTTTTGCTTTTTTTCTGGCTGATCTGCCAGAGTAGGATACTGGTATACCAAGGAGGGTTCCAATGAGAGCGCCCCTAGCACCTGCTTCTAGTTGCTCTTCTCTTTGGGCTTCTGAATATTCAGTGAGAATGTCTTTCTCCTGAACGTAGTTGAGGGCCATGCCTTCAAACATGGTCTGGATGTATTCGGTAGTGCCTTCTTGAGCGCCCATGCCTATGGCTCTACCAATCCTGAGAGGAATACCGCTTTTTGGGTCTTTCATTTTTTTGCCAAACCAACTGGCAAAATCTGGGCCTTTACCCATGCGCCCTATAATCCTCATAGGAACAATCATATCTAACGAACTCATCAAGGCTCCAGTAGCCGCCGCAACAGAAGGCCTGCTTTCTCCAGTTTCCATGAGTAGGTCAGTATAGACTTCAGCAGTGTTGAGAAAGTCTATGGTTCCTAGTGTTCCGGGGTAAGTAACACCCTTTCCTATAGCGCCTGCTCTGCCTGCAAACATCATAGGATTTCTTGTTAGCAAAGTTCCTACAATAGCAGGAGCAAATGTGGTTACAAGATTGGGTACTTGTTCTGCTACTGCATTAACACCCCAAGCAATAGCACCTTTCCAATCTTCGATCTCGCCTAGATTTTTAGGGCCTTTAAGTTCCGCGTCAATTTCGTTGACATCCATGCCCATAAGAATACCGGACATGTAAGCATCACTTAACCAAGTTTGTCCCGCTTCTTCTAGTCCAAGTTGTTTTAAAAATTCTCCTGTAAATCCTTTATATGTTACTTCGGCTGAACCAAATAGAAGTCTTTTGCCTTTAGAAAAGGCTAGGCTTGTATCGCTTCTTTCAGGAGGTAAAAGCGTATGTATTGCTTGACCTGCTTGAATGCCGGGACTTTGTAAAAGTATTTCTTCTGCGGTTCTAGTATCTGTAGGCGCTTCTGTGCCAATAGGCGCACCTTCTCTGAGGTATTCAACCATAGTTCTCTCTCTTAGTCTTAGGCAAAGGCTTCAGACTATTTTTTAATTACGAAATTTAGGCCCATAATGTCTACGCTTTTGACTACCGAACATTCCCTCTTCATAAGGATTACCTGTTATAATGTATTTAAAAGTATTCGATAAATCTCTCAAAAACCTTGCCGGAATCTGACTCGTAGGAGTCTCAATCGGAGTTTCATCTGGAGATAGTATTTTTAAAATTTCTTCTTGTGCCAGAAAAGGTAAAGTTTGGAACTGTGCTTCCAATAATTCTTCTGCTTGGTCTTCTCCAAACTCTGCTAAATATGTTTGATATTGCCTAAGAAATTGTTCCACTTGATCCACTGTTTCCGGCATTCCAAGAATGTCTTCCCTATTAAAAGACAACATGCCTCCAGTGCCAGTGCCAGTGCCAATAGATTTTTGGTCTAACCTTTGAAGTTCTAAAATCTCTACTACTTCTGCTTGTTCTTTCTCTGATAGTTTTGCAAACTCTTTGCTAACGTACCTTCTTGCTTGTGCTTCTCCGTATTCGGCCTCATACATAGAAAGTTCTTTTAAAAACTTTATCACTTTGTTAGAAAGTTTAAGTTCTTCAGCAAATGACAGCATGCCTCCAGTACCAGTGCCAATAGATTTTTGGTCTAAACTTTGAAGTTCTTGCACAGCACTGTTTGGAATTAACTGTGATGTTTCTCCTGTTGGAGTTGATGCTTCACCAAACATCTGTTCTCCAAAATTTTGAAACCCACCTGCAATTCCCATGCCAAGGCCTACTGAACCAAGACCTGCTAAACCTCCCATAATTTTATCGCCAGTTGTTTCAAGCATGGCTCTTGGTGCAAGAGGGTTAATTGGAAGGTTTGATCTTGCATTCGACAATGCATTTCTAATGCCTACGTCTTTTGTAAGTTCTTCTTTGTTTGTTCTAAAATCTGCCGCGCCTGCTGAAGGAACAAGAAATTCTCCCAACCTTTCTAAAAGCGTTCCTTCCTCTTCAAACTTTTTAATGTCTTCTACTGAAGGTATTAATTCATCAAGCGTTTTGCCTTCTGGGTTAGGCAAAAATGGCATAATGTCTTCCGATTGCAACAAATCACCTGCGGCTTTTTTATCAGACTCTTTTGCTTTAGGTTGGCTTGCTTTCCATATCACTTCAACGCCTTGCCATACATCTTCTGGCACATCTGCATATGAAGGCTTTCTTTTAATGGCCTCAAGAAGAGAATCATTCCAAGATGTCTTCCCTTCTGGAAGAAGAGATATCTCATGTTGGAAAATTTTCATTGCACTTACTTGAGGAAGATTTGCAATTCCATGAAATTTATTGTATGTGTTTTCAATTTCCTTAAGGTTAGACCAAGCACGATCCGCAAAAACTTTAAACTCGTCAGAAGATTTATCATCACTTGCCATTAAAGTGTTGTAAAACTGTTGAGCGGCTTTGTATTGAGTACCAAGTGCTTCAGAAGTTAGTTTCTGTTGGTTTAAAAGTCCTGCTGATCTAATTTTATTTCTTTCTGTTTGAAGAGAAAATATGTCTGATAAGCCTTGCTCTAATAAAGCAGAAGCGGCAAGAACATTTTTTGCTTTCATACAGCACCTCCAACCATGTTATTAATCATGCCTTGCTGTGCTTGAGGAGAGTCCATCTGTCCCTGCATAACATTCTGCGACACCTGACCTGCGGCCTGTCCATCAACTCTTGGATCACCTATAGACATGTACGTGTCGATTGCTGAGATAAGTGCATCGCCCTGTATCTGTTCAAGTTGCTCTTCGCTCTGGATAGAGAGAAGACCTTCGTTCATTGCCATTTCAATTACAGCGTTGATTACTTCAGCCGCGACAGCAATCAAGATATCTCTTGACAGTTGAACACCTGCGGATTCAGCCGCTGATACTTGGGCGTGGATTAACTGACCAACAAGAGAGCCAACTAAATCAGCAGGATCGCCTCCTTTACCACGCAAGTTTTCAACAATAGTCTGATAAACGGTTGGATCATCAAGATACTGCTCAATGTTTCTAAGCATGGTTTGTGCTTGCTGTTTTTCCTGATCTGTTGCAGGCTGAGTATTTCCCTGTCCTATCATACTGCCGCTCCTTGTGAATTACCCAGAAGTCCTTTTCTTGGGCCAAGCACAGTTCCCGGTTTAGGAGCAGGCCTAGCCCTATTTCCTTGAATGTCCCTTAGTTGAGAGTAACTTACGTCAGCATTAAATCCTCCGAAGTCATACTTTTTTTCTCTTTCATCTTTTGCTAACAAAGCGGCAACCATCTGTATAACTTTGTTAGTCCCATACAAAGCAATCATTGGGTCGTTCTTCCACATGTCTTTATAGAACTGCCATGCCCTGCCTGCTTTGTCTTTGAAGATAGAGATAAAATCATTGCCAGTTAACTGCGCTCCAGTTGTATCTGCAAGCAACGCATCTTCTCCAGTAAGATCACCACCAAACATTCTACTAACATTATTAAAAGCAGGATTATTTATGTAAGGGTTTGTTGCCACATCTGTTGCCGCTTGACCTGCCGTATCCGCTACTGGCGCACCTGTTGGGGCTGACTGTGTAGTTCCTGACCCAAAGAGTGATTCCCAAAGACTTGGGTTGTTTTCAGGATCAACCTTAAACATTTCTTCTAACCCTTGAACCGCTGTATAAGGACTATCAGATGCTCCCGCAGGAGGAACAAGCGTATCTAGAACAGCAGTTCCTGTTCTTTCAAGAAATCCGGGTTGGGTTCCTCCTAACAATCCTGCATTAGGTGGAGTGCCTCCAGTAACCATAGGGCCGGGGCCTCCAAAAGCCTCTAAAGGCCCACCAGTAGGCATTGCTTGACCAACAACATTAGGCGGAAAACTTGCAGGGGTAGTGACAGCACTTGTGGCAACCTCACCAGTAATGCCTTGGCTTGCCTGAGATGCGGCCTGAGAAAGCGTACTGCCGCCTCGTATGCCGCTCATTAGGCTCTTACCCCATCCGGTTATCTTGGGCCATCCACCACCAGTAAATCCTGTGGCGAATCCGTACCCCACATAAGCGGCGGCGGCAACGAGCAGTACAGGGGCAATTTTCTTTAGGGTCTTGCCTACCTTTTTAAATACTCTGCCTATTGATTTGACTACGCTTCCCATTTATTTCTCCTTTGGTAAGACAAAGTTGTTACCTGTCCTTACCGCTCCCATTCTTTCATATAATCTACATGTTCGTTCTATATCACCAATGCCAGAACTAACCCCCATGCTTATCTCAGCAACGCCGGGATTGACTCTGGCCCATTGGATATATCTTCTTAGTAAAGAAGCCCCCCAACCTTTTCCTTTATCAGTAACGTAAAAGAAAAGATCAGCGGCTTGTTTCTTTCTGGAGTACCACAGTTGGTGGGTCACGCCTATGAACACACCTTCTATTGTACCGAGGTCTACAACATTAACTAAATGCTCTTTTGATAAGATGCATATCTGAAGATTCTTTTCTAGAGTCTTCTCGTCTAATGGAACTGAATTTGAAATTGATAATTTATGTGCTTCTTTTACAACGTTTGCAATTTGTTTAATGTCGCTATTAGTAGCGATTCTTATCATTTATTATCCTAAGATGGTAGGTTTGGATTTATGTACGACTCTCCCCATGTTGAGGCAAAGTTAACTGGACTGGTTGCATTACCGCTTAAAAGATCGTAGTAATACTGTGCCGCTTGAGGGTTGCCTATAATGTCTACAAGATCACCTGCTGACCGCACTCTAAGACCTTCCATTCCTAAAGAATGTTCCATTCCTGCAATTTCCATTCCAGTAGAGGCCTGTAAATCTGCAACGTACCTTCTGGTCAGGTCATTCATCCTTGCTTCATCTAGCCTGTAACCACCTGCAATATGTGCAAGAGTTTCTTTAATAGCGCCGTCCAGTCTTTGGCTCATCTGTTGATAGAAGGCTTCGTTCTGTTGCTGACGAAACTGGTTAGAAAATCCTTGGTTAGCAAGTCTTTGCTGATTAAAAATCTGTGCATCCATCTGAGCAATAGGAATTACAACGTTCATAACAGCATTCATTACTTCTTCTTGCGCCATGCTAGAGTTGTTAATTCCTCTAGCGGCAAGCCTTCTCATTGCCTGACCTGCCGCCTGTTGAAACAGAGGACTGTTGGTGTCAAGCATTGATGCAACTCTGTTCTGTACAACCTCAGACTGAGGCCCCTCCATAACAACTTCAGAAAGCAGTGGCTCTACAGTTTCAATGCCTACAGGAGTAGGATCAAATGTTGCTAGGTTTACTTGAGGCGCTGATACAGTGGGAGCAGGCGCAGGGGCAGGAGCAGGAGCGCGGGAAGGAGAACCACTTTCTATTTTTGCAGGCTCTGATTTTTTAGGAGCCTCAAGTGATCTGCCTTCGCTTTTGCCATACTTGGCATAATGCATAGCGCCGTATTCAGTAGGGCTAACTCCTTTGCCTGCCCAATTCTTTTCATAGTCTTTCTGAAGATCAGGATAACGTTGAGCATAAGATGCAAACACAGGATTGGTAACGCCCTGAGAGCCGTGAATTGTAGTAAACTCAGCCTCTCTAGGAGTCTCGTCTGCTTTCCTTCTTTCTATAAATTGTTTTTCTGGTGGTGGCATAACTATCCTCTACCGTTTTAATCCGCGCTCTGAAAACTGAACAATAGCCCCTTGCAAAGTAACTGGCTTGTCATATATGGAATCATTCTTGATAATGATACCCATTGTTTCACCAACTCCATGTATTCTTGCTCTGGCTTTGTCAACCACTGCAACACCTAGCGTATCGCTTGTTACGTCATCTACTGTCCACTCATCATTTGTTACGGTAATCGTGTAATCGCTAGTAGTAGGAACAGTACCGTCACCATAGTTATACTCTGGTTGTACTACCAACGTTGTGTTTGTATCTGCGTTTAATTCCAAAAGAATTTCCCTAAACCTTTTCTTTCTGCTTGGCGTACCATAGTGGTGGTAAGCAAGACGCACAAAGGACGGCACAGTTTGACCATCAAAAGAAGTGCCTGAGTCAACCTTACGGACATACCCATCATCAAAGCCTCCGTAAAGAACCTCATCTCCATTGGAGTCTTCGCCTGATGTAGCACAAACTATCTGATGATCCATAGTAAAAGGCATTATTCCTTCATTTCTACCATTAATAAAGGTCATGCTAATGCCTGTCTTGTCGTTAAAGTAAAGACGATACTGGTTCTTTTCCCTAACTCTAAGAGAAGCAGACACTTTGTTTTTGTACTTTTGCACAAGAGGATCAACCTTGGCTGACACAACAGCCTGCTTAAAGTCGCCGTAGTTAAGCGTTGAAGCAAGAGACACAATGCCACGGTCATCAAGAAATATTGTAGTCTGCATCTTCTGCACTGTTTTGGATACAGCACCAGTTCCTGTGTAGAACTGCGTCAGGTTCCAGTCATCTCTGGAAGTTCCGTAAAGAATGTAGGAGTTGTTTCTGCCAAAGATAGCAAGAGCATCTTTTGTCTCTACTTCCATTCCTGTAACTTCATCACCCACTACAATCTCTGACGCACCAAGAGTCGTACTCCATACAGTAGGCAGTGCAGTAGAAGAGTTCTGTATAGAGCCTTTTGGATAAGAATAAAACAAGTGCGACTTAAATGCTTTTACATTTTCTGGCGTATCAGTAGCAGTGCCATTGTTTATCTTAATAAACGTTGTTCCATCCCACTCAAATCCCTGATCAACACCGCTAACACCGTACATCTTTTCGCTACCAAGACTGCCTATAAAGTTAAAGTTGACAAAGTTATATGAACCTCCGGGCTGTAACGTTTGTTCGTACAGAGTTCCTTGTGCGACAGCAACAGTAACAGTAGCGGGTTCTGAAGCGCCGTTAACAAGCGCCCTCTTTACTCCGCTTACACGTATCTCTTCATTGTTAGTCCATGATCCGCTATTAGAAAGAACCGAGATAAACCCTGCGGCATCATTTGTAGAGTAAGCGCCAGTGGTAATTGTTACCTTTTTTACTGTTGCGGTTGTTCCAGAACTAGAGCCAGTGATAACATCATCTTCCAGTATCTCAACTTCTCCTGCATCAAAAGCAAGCGTGGACATCTGTAAGTTTTCATTGTCTGCAAACACACCTGATACATCTGTCAATACTACAGTACCTTCTGCACCAGTTGACCAGTTGCCGTGGTACGTTAATCCTGCAACAGTTCCAGTTGCTCCGCTAGTAGCGCCAGATATTGAAGCGCCTACAACAAACTCACCGTTAGTGGTAGTGCCGTCAAAGTTTAGTGCCTGACCAAGATCAACTTCTTGCCAACCAGTGGTTGAAGATTTGTACATTCCGGCAGTTGCACCACCTGACTTGTTCCTAAAAGCATATATGTTTCCGCTGTAAACCCAAACTCCCAAAACAGAGCCTTCTCCCGGAACAATACTAATAATGTTTCTCTGGTTTTCTATACGTGCTTGTAACTCAGAAACCAAAGAAGCGTCTGCACTAGCATCTCTTTTTACAGGAGGCCCATTAGAAAGAGAAGTAGCATACAATCCCATTAGCCAATCCTAAGAGCAGACAATTGACCGTAGTTTAAATATATGTTCTGACTACTGCCGTTGTTATGCTTGATTCTTGCATACACATCAGTATATGTAGTGTGTCCAGTGCAGTCTATAATACCGCTCATGTTAAAGTTAGCAACATCATTAGCATTAGTAATGTATTCAATTCCTTTTAACGCAGGAGAATCCGTTGCGCTTCCTCCGGTATTGTCAGTAGAAACCATTGCAGTCCAAATAATATTGGCTGTTGCGGCCTGCTTTATGCACAAGTTACATGAAACAAAATAGAATCCTTTGTCATATATTCTTATTTGATCGTTTGCAAAATCAGCATCAGCGCCAACAGTTGTAGAAGAAACAGTTCCGGTATCTTGCGCTACATCTGATCCAGACGATCCTAATGAAAAGTCAACGGTTACTGTAGTCCCATTTGCAATTGCCTGAACAGCGGGAGTACCATCGCCTGCGGCATTATTTATACAAGCATATCCTCCCATATCTGACTCTACATATTGGCGTAACATCTGTGCTGTAATTGCGCCAGTAGTATTGTCTGCAAAACTTGTGCCAGTAAGGACTGCCCTAGTTTTTCTTAAGGCTGTAGGTGTTCCCATTATTTGTACTCCACGTTAAATGCGCTTCCAAATGCGCTATCTTTGTTTAAAAAATATATCGGTTCGCCTTCTTGAAATGTTCCGCTAGTAGCAGTAAAGTATATGTAGCCTTCTGCGGCATTAGTAGGAAAGAAACCTGCTTGGCTATCTCCAGTTATGTCTTCTACAGATACAATTAGGATAGTCCCAATAGCACCGCTAGTTCCTCCCTTAACAATGTCTCCAGAGGAAGGTATATTTAAATCGAAAGATGCGCTGTATGAAGATGAAAACACATTATTTTTAGATGACCCATTAACAAAAGGTATCCTAAAGTAGTCAACGTCAGAAGGAAGTGTTTTTCCATCTGCTCTTTCGTAACCGTCAACACGACTGTAGCGTCCACGGATATCTACCTCAAAGTTTTTAGCCGCAATACATTCTCCTGCCTCAACAGAAAGAACTGGATCAACTATATTGAGTCCGCCGCTAAAAGGAAAGTAGTAACTCTGGGTAGTCATTCAGCAACTACTCTGTAGTTTGACAAATCTTGTACCTGAGAAAACCTTCTGTTTCTTTGCCCCGGTAGTTGGTCAGACTCAAGTTTGTCAAGCAAGTCTGTAAACTCAGCAACAGAAGCAGAAAGAATTTCAGGCGCATCGTTTTGTTCAGCGTAGTAAATCTTTGCCCTGCAAACAATAATCCTATGAAATCTGCTAGGCACAGCAGAAACATCTGAGTCAGAAGATAACTCTGTAGGGGTCTTCCAGTACTCAGCCTTGACTACAGTTGCTGTGTCTGGCGTAGGGTAAAGGTCAATTACATTGTCTGGCTTAACGCTAAATACTTCAGGAGTTCCTGAATCCACTGTTCCATACTTATATTCATCTTTGTATTCTTTCCAAGACATGTACTCTAGTGGTTGATAGTTATCAGACGTAGGATCAAAGACAACGCAGTCAATGTTCCATTGAGCCAAGTCTGTAGGAGAAGTAATCGTAGAAGTCCCGGAAGAAGTAGTTATGCTTGCCTCTGACCAAAGGTAGTTCCAGTTAAACCATCTGCGCTGTATATCCAAGTCAGCATCTTTTATCTGGCGCACAATGTCTTTCTCTTCTTCGGCAGTAGGCGTAACACTGCTAGGCCCAGTACCGGGGATGCCTACCTCCCTAGCCATGTCTTGACAAAGTTGCAGATATGTACTCATAAGTTTCTCATAATGTCAGATACTACGATTCTTGGGTCTATGTTAGAAGCGCACAAAGCACCACCTGTTTCTTCATCCCTGTTGCATGTGCTAAATCCAAAATGCATTTTATGACACGGATAACAAGGGCAGTTGTCTGGAGTAAAAGATGTGGTATTGCTCCAATGTTTTGTCAGATTCTCTTCTGACGAATGAGAAAGAAACACAGCCTTGTGCATGCTCTTCATGCTTGCCGCATTTAATACCCCTGTTTCTGGCCCAACAACTACTGAGCAATAATCCAAGAAAGCCATAGTGTTACTAATAGTCCACTCACCTGACTTAGTAATTACTCTGGGTTCTTTCTCCCAACCAATCTCCAGTATTTTGCAGGCCTCATCGCCAACAGTAACAAAAGAAACATCTTTTCTTTCCTTTAGAATTGATGCAATCATTACATCATTCCAAGGCCACACTTTATGAACTGATGAACCAGACAAAGAAATCATTACAACATGCTTTGACTTTATCTTCTTTCTTTGTTTTCTAGCCCACTTCTTTTCTTCTTGTGATGGGTAGTAAGCAGGCCGATGAAAAAAAGGAACGCCTGCTAGTTCGTGAGTAAACTCAAGGTAGTTAACGTTACACTTCTTGTGTATCTCTTCTTGAGAATCAAAGTACCCATCGCTTGCAGGCACTCTGTACTTCTCACCCTTAGACTCTATTACTCTGTTGGGGTTCAACAAAAGCGTACCTTCTATAGACTCAGACAGTTGTACAAACCTAT